ATGCAAGCTGACAACCGCGCCTGCCTTGAATGGGCCTGCCGTGTTGTCTACGGCATCGACCCCGAGATTGAGATTTATGTTCGCCGTGATGGTGTGGTCGTCTGGGATCATCTGTTCAAGATTACCCCAAACGTCAACACAACCGACGCGTCAATCGCCACGCTTGCCCAGATGATGAAATTGCATTTTGGCGGCACCAGCTTTGCCAAGTTGCGCAATGACCTGATCCGGTCGGGCGTCGGGGAAGAGTTCGCAAATCGCGTTCATGATCATTTGGTTGATGCCTCCGTTGAAGAATGGGGGCGGCTGCGTGAACGCATCCGTTGGTATGACGACGATAACGGCGCACCGATCCTTGCCACAACCACAGCATCGGGAGGTTCCTGATATGGCTCAAGGCGGTAACAAAAATTCAGGGCGTCGTGCTGTGATCGACATGCGCCCGGACAAGCAGGAGATCATCAAAGATATTGTGCTGAACCGTCGTTCGATGGTCGAAATCGCCCGTCGCATCGGCGTCGATTATTCGACCGTGCAGCGGTATCGCGACGACAAGATCACCGAAGAAATGCGCCGCGAGATTATGGCTGAAACCCGTATTCAGGGGATCGAAGCAGACACGGAGATCATCAATCAAGACCGTATGGACGTCGCCATGACCTACGAGTCATTGGCGCGGCGGGTCGAAAAGCTGATCACCAAGGCCGAGGAAAACGAAGACGATGGGTTTGCCCTGGCTGCGATGGACGGGTTGCGCAAAGTGCTGCGCGACATTGCCACTATGCAGGGCAAGCTGGCTCAGAACCTCACCGTGAATGTCACCCTCGCGGAATCCAAGGAATGGGTCACGTTACGCACAATCTTACAGGAGGTTTGCGACGAGGTTCCCGCTGCCCGTGAACCGCTGCTCCGCCGGATGCGCCACCACGTCTTGTCCGTGATCAAGGAATCCGGTGGGCCGCACATATGGTGCAGCGCCCATCTGAAAAAGTGCGGGTTGCCCTGCTATTCACATCAGAGGAAGAAGGCACCGGGAAATCGTCCTTTGCCGAGCTTTTGCGCGATCTTCTCGGAACCCAGTATTGCGCGGCGAGCCAAAACGCGAAGTCCTTCCTCGGCGACTTCAATGTACTAGCCAACCGCGCGTTCGGGAGTATCCTGATATGGCCGGGAACAAGGGCAGTGGACGCCCAAGCACGATCAACACGCATCCTGAGAAGAAGACGATCATCAAGCAGATCGTGCTCGGGGAACACGGTCTGCCCGGTGGTATGTCGAAGGCGCAGGTTGCGAAGCGTGTCGGGATGCACCCGGATTCCGTATCGCGCTACCGCCAGCAGCATATCACCGAGGAAATGGAGCGCGCGATCTTGGCCGAGGCGCGCATCGAGCCACTGGACGAGGCGACGCGCGTTCTCAACGACGAACGGATGGACATTGCGCGGACCTATGAAAGCCTCGCGCGACGTGTCGAAAAGCTGATCACCAAGGCCGAGGAAACCGAGGACGACGGGTTCGCACTCTCCGCGATGGAAGGCCTGCGCAAGGTGCTGCGCGACATTGCCACCATGCAGGGCAAACTCGCGACCAACCTTTCAGTTTCGGTCACGCTCGCGGAATCGCCTGAATGGGTGACGCTCAAATCCATCCTGCAAGCCGTCTGTGCCGAGGTGCCCGCCGCCCGCGAGCCGCTGCTTCGCCACATGCGCCATCATGTTCTCAGCGTCACGAAAGAGGAGCAGGTGCTATGACCCACCGAGATTTCGAAGGCTGGGACGAATACAGCCGCCGCCTTGCCGCCGCCACGGACGCCGGATCGCCTGAATGGGCGCGCCTGCCGCAAAGCCGCGATGTGATGCTTGCGGAAGGCGGTAAGCTCTACTTCACGGGCATTCCCTGCAAGAACGGGCATGTCTCGCCGCGCGACGGCAATCGCAACTGCACCCAATGCAGCGTCGCCAACATGCGCGCCTACTACGAGCGACAGAAGAATGCCGTTTGATGCCCTCCATGACTGGTGCGTGGGCCTCGAACGCGACCTCGATCCCGTCGCACGACTGAGCCATTGGATCGGTCATGCGCCTGATCCGTGGCAGGTTGAGGCGTTCACCACGCAGGCGTCAGAGATCGCCCTGCGCGTAGGCCGTCAGGCGGGCAAAACCTCGGTGTTGGCCGCGCGTGCCGTCGAGGAATTGCACGTCCCCGACAGCCTGACCATCTGCGTCGCGCCCGCCGAGCGGCAGGCGAAGATCATCGCACGCGAGATCGGACAGCAGCTCCGTCGCACGAATTTGGTGATCACGCGTTCAACCTTGACCGAACTCGAAATGTCGAACGGGGCGCGTGTCGTCGCGCTGCCGTCCACGTCGGACACGATCCGGGGTTATCCGTCGGTGTCGCTGTTGATCATTGACGAGTGCGCTTTCTTGCAAGGCGAGAACGGCGGCGAAGACCTGATCTCGGGCGTCCTTCCGATGCTGACGAAAGACGGGCAGGTGTTTTTCAGCAGCACGCCCGCAGGCAAAAACAACTATTTCGCGCGGCTGTTTCTCGACGCGAAACCGGGCGACGGCATCCACCGCATTGTGGTGCGCGGCACGGATATTCCGAGGCTGGCCGAAAAGGTCGAACGGATGCGCCGCACGTTGTCCGCGACGAAATTCCGCCAAGAAATCGAAGTCGAAATGCTGGCCGATGGTCAGGCCTATTTCGACCTGTCCATCATCGAACAGCGTTGGTCGGGAAAGGGTCGCTGCTTTCGAGGGTCCAATTCTTGCCGTTGCTGCTCGCGCGAGAAGCTATCGCCTGTCCATCAATGAAAATGTCGGGGGCCAAATTCTTGTCGTTGATCAGTTTTCGAATGTAGCGACGTGTTTCTTCAACAACCTCGCTCCCCTGATCGAAGCACCAGAAGCGGTTGAAAGCATCGTCCGCAGCACTTTGATACCCATCTCCCGGCAGAAGGTCGTGCATAGGTCTTACATGGTATGCTTGGCCGTCGCACCAGCGAAAGCAAATCTCAACACCGTCCACGAACACCTCGCTTGGCGGAGCCTGAAACGCCTCAAGTGTTCGTATAGTCTTAGAGTTGAACCACCAGTTTGGGAGTTCTAAGTCTCCGAGATCGTGCTCAACGATCAGTTTGTTGGTCAGCGCGTAGAGTTTGCCGTTGAGCAAGTGAACTTGCGTGTCGAGCCATTGGCCCTTGGCCGATAGCAGTGGCCGCCAGAAGGTGAGACCGCTCACAAAGTCCGGTGGCAGCGCATAGCGTTTGCCCTTCGCCTCTATGGGCGAGAGCGGTTGAGCATATGGGCGCGTATTTTCGAACGTCTGCAACATGGTCGCGGTTGGCAAGCCTCTGACGAGAAACGATTAAACGAACATCTTCGTCAATCGTTAACCAATTGAGGTTACCAAAACGTTAACAGAATCAATGAGCGGCAAAACCCGCCTGTGTTTAAAAAATGTTTGAAAATCGCGCGCACCCCGCTGCGTGACTTCAAAATTTTTCGTTCATTTTGAGTGGCTTAATGGTGCCCCCACACGGACTCGAACCGCGGACCTACTGATTACAAATGCCTTGGGCTAGACGCTAACATACTTGGAAGACCAGTGTTTTTCAGGGCGCGCGTCGAGCATTACAAGGATGTCACAAAGCAGCGGTCGCCCCTCATGTAGTTGTTCGCATCAAAGTCAACACCACTGGTTGGCAGACTCGCGTGTTGATGCGATGATGGCGAAAACAAAGGAAGAACAGTTGCTCCTCGAATCTATCGACCAGACCCGCCTCGAAGTATCGCCCACCCTCGACCCAAAGCGTCGGTCGAAACTCGGCCAGTTCATGACGCCCGGTCGCATCGCGTCCTTCATGGCTGGAATGTTCGATACCCTGCCGCCCGACGTTCGGCTTCTCGACGCAGGTGCAGGCATGGGGGCGCTGACAGCCGCCTTTGTAGCTGAGGCACTTAGGCGCGACGTGCGCCCTGCGTCGATTGACGTGACCTGTTACGAGGTGGACGAGCAACTTGCCTCGATCCTCGACGGCACGCTCGCCGCGTGCGCGGATCAATGCACAGGCGCAGGCGTCACCTTCACGAGCCGGGTCGTCCGAGACGACTATATCCTGCAATCCGCAGAGCCGCTGCTACGCGAGCAGCGCGCCTATAACTGCGCCATCCTCAACCCGCCGTATGGCAAGATCAACCAGACCTCGGAATGGCGGCTAGGCCTGCGCTCCCTTGGGATCGAAACGGTGAACCTCTACACCGCCTTCGTCGCCGTTGCCCTCGGACAGATGGAAGATGGTGGCGAGATCGTCGCCATTACGCCGCGCTCCTTCTGCAACGGCTCCTACTACGAGCCGTTCCGCCGCATCCTGCTTGCGGGGTCCGCAATCGCGAACCTGCATGTCTTCGAGTCCCGGCGATCCTCGTTCAAGGACGATGACGTGTTGCAGGAGAACATGATCTTCCGCGTGCGCAAGGGCGCTGAACAAGGTGACGTTGCCCTATCGACGGACGAGACAGAGGCGCGCAACGTGCCCTTCTCGGACATTGTGCGCCCGTCTGATCGCCATGCCTTCATCCGCCTGCCTGTGTCGGGCAACGATCTTGCCGACAGCGTTCAGGCGCTCCCCTGCGTGCTGGCCGATCTTGGTATCAAGGTCTCGACCGGGCGCGTCGTCGATTTCCGAACGCGGGACAACCTGCGCAAGGAGCCGGGTGCCGATACCGTGCCGCTGATCTACCCCCAGCACTTCCACGATGGGGGCATCCAATGGCCGATCCCCAACTTCCGCAAGCACAACGCGCTGGCCGACAACGACGACACGGCGAAGCTGATCACCCCTGCGGGTATCTTCGTCCTGACGAAACGGTTCACGGCCAAGGAAGAGAAGCGCCGCCTTGTCGCGACGATCTACGACGGCGAGCGCGCCGGGTTCGAGAACCACCTGAACTACTTTCACGAGAACGGTGAAGGCCTGCCGCTCGACCTTGCCAAGGGACTTGCGGCCTTCCTGAACTCGGACGCCGTGGATCAGTATTTCCGCATCTTCTCGGGGCACACGCAGGTCAACGCTACCGACCTGCGTAACTTGCACTACCCGAGCCGCGACCAACTTGAGGCGCTGGGGCGCGGTGACACGACAATGGACGACCTGCTCTAGCCAGTCACCTTGAACTGTTTCGCCGGGTCGCCCTGAATCCAGATGAACGTGTCGTAGGCGATGTTCTGGTGCTTGCCTTGGCGCGCTGCCGCCTCTTTCCACGTCCGGTAGGTCGTTGTGAACCCGACGCCCGACTTGCCACAACGCTCGGCCAGTCGGTTCATCTGCGCGACCTTGTGGGCATCGACTTCGCCGTCGCTCGTCACCGCCTCGATCACCCACAGGTGATCCGTTTCCGGGTTCCAAAGCAGCGCGTCGGGCATCGCGTCCTCCAAGGTCAGCGCGACGCCTGCCTCGGCCATCTTGGTGCGTTCGGCGTCCGATATGCGGTCGCCGTCCGCATCATCGACGTAGAGCAGTTGGTAGCCAGGTAGGAAGCGCGGCGCGTAATTCTCGACGCTCGCCTTGATCAGGTGGGCGTGCCCGGAGTCGATCAGCTTGCGCGCGGCTTCTGCCATCTCGGCTTGGAACGCCCGCCGCTCGCGTGACACGTCGTCCCGCGCCCATTCGGCCAGCATGTCCCGCCAAGTATCGTCGGGGGCCTTTAGGACCGCCTTCAGCGCCTCGTCTAGGCGATAGCAGGAGTTGGGAGACTTCGCCTTGACGTGTCCGGGGATGAACTCGCCCTTCTCAAGCGTGATCGCCTCGAACCCGCCCAACTCGCGAAGCGGCTTGATCCAGTAGTCGCGCCCCTCACGATCCAGCTTGCCACTGCCCCGTTGCAGGATGCCGATGTGGCAGGCGAGGTGCGCCGTCGATGCCCCGTCAGCGATGGTCGCCCCCTTAGGGGCCTTCGAGAACCAGCTTGCCGTCTGATCATCGAGCATGGCGAAGGCGCAATCGACCAAGTCGGCGTTCGACCCAAGGTCGAGGTATTGCAGGACCGCACGAATCCGGTCTTTCGTCACGCCTTGCAACGCATCGGGCATAGGCCCGCGTTGTTCCCGAAGCTGCGCCACCTTGTCATGCAGTAGTGCCATCCGCCTGTAACCCCTCAACAATTCGTTTTGGGGAACCCTACTGCGCGCCTTCTTAGGAGTCGATTGCATTCTCCGGTTGATCGCCACCGGGGACGGGACTCATAAGCAAGTTATAGGTCAGCACACCTGACCCACCTATCAACGGAGACACGACATGACTTCCAAAGCAGAACTGAACGCTCGCCTTGCCACCCCTCTGACCGCTTCGAAGCTCAAGAAGACCTCGCTCGCTGATTTGCAGGTGATGGTCGATGCTCAGAAGCCCAAGGCTCGCAAACCCCGCGAACTGCCCGACCGCGTGATGATCGAGCCGGGCAAGCCCGAAGACGTTCGCGCTACCAAAGCAGGATCGAAGCGGCACCTTATGGCCGAGGCTCTGACCAAAGGTGCGACAGTTGAAGAACTGATGGCCCTCTTGAACTGGAACAAGGACACCGTGACTTCCGCGTTCCGCACCGACATGGGCGCGCTCGGCTTCGGGGTGGAGAGGAAGGGCGGCAAATACTTCTTGCTGTTCCCGAAGAAGATCAAACGCCTGCCCGTCACGGACAAAGGCGTTTCCCGCGCAGACGCGCTCGTGGCTGCGTGCAAATGAGCGTCCGCGTGATCGAACCGGGTTGGCTGTATGTCCTGACCAACCCGGCGATGCCCGGTCTCTGCAAAATCGGCATGACGACGAGGACGCCAGAGGAACGCGCAACCGAATTGCACGACACGGGATCGCCTGCGCCCTATGCCGTCGCGGCGGCATGGCCAGTTGACGACGTGCGGGCGGCAGAGCGCGACGCTCACGCGGCACTCGCCCGCTACCGTGTCAGCTATCAGCGCGAGTGGTTTCGCGTGTCTGTGCCCGCAGCCATCGCGGCTCTCGGCCGAGACAACCCACTGGACCAGCCCTGCTTCTGTCGCTGTGTTGGCTCTTGCCAATCAATGCCATCCTTCGACACCGCAACGATCTCTCGCTCTGTAGAAACGCACCGCTGCTCTGTATCCCAGAACCGCGTCACTTTCGTTCGGTAGTGCAGCTTATACAGCTCCGAATTGATGTCTTTTGGGCATTCCTCATTGCGTCGATCTCCCCAACGATCTTCCTCGAAGAAAGGCGTGGGATCAAACTCAGTCGGATGCCGTGAAACAGCACATGCAAAGTCTCGTTCAACGAGTTCGTTCCACATATACTCGCACAAATTGCGCTCTAGGTCCGTCGGGCTTTCCGCCTCAAGTGGGTTCTGCGGGTTTGCGAGGTCGATCATGTCCACATCGAAAAGCGATGTTTTGTAGATCAACGCCTCCCCTATGAAACGCTCGCGAACCTCCTCCATCGACAATCCGTCTTCAAGCTGGTCCTTGCACCATGTATCCCACGACATTGCTTCTCGGCGTGGTTTGTCCCATTCGTCCCGCTTCACTTCTGAGTCATGATGCCGGGAACGCGCCTCAGCCCTATTTCGGCGCATGACGAGTTCCACCGCTTCCGACAACTTGGCCCACCACGCCTCGACCTGTTCGCGCACGTCCGGCCGTTCGCGCTTCCCACGGCCTGAAAACCAAGCGTTCAGGGTGCTTTGGGTCATTTCAAGATCAAGGAGGTTGTACCACCAAGTCGCTTTCGCGAATTGCGCCATCCATTCGGCCAAATCCTCCCCCGGTCCTTCCTTGGGCAGGTATTTCGCTGGGTTGGTCGCTTGATCATCACGGAGGTTCGTCAGCGCGTGGACAATCCCCGAATAGACCTCGTGCCCATCAAGCGCGCGATGGAACGACGAGTAGTTTTTTGCGCCCTCCAGCGGGTCTTCGTCGAACTCCTTATTGCAGAGATCGACGATGCGCTGCTTGGTGATATTGAACGCGAGCAAGTCTTGAGCCACGCCGGGTTCAAGACGCTCGAACTCGTCGGTTGTATTCTGCCTGCGGATTCGGTTTCCAGCCATCACCGATTCTCCTCGAGCCATGCGACCACGTCGTCGCGAAGGTATCGCACAATTCGGCAATTGGGCTGTGAATATGACGGTCCGAAACCGTCTTTGCGCCAGCGAAGCATCGTTTCATCTGACACGCCAAGAAACTCGGCGGCTTCGGCGCTGGTCATTACCAGTGGTGGATTTGAACGGATCAAGTCCGCCCGGAGAGAGTCGATTTGTGACGCGATTTGGTCAATGGTCATGATTATAGGTCCTGTGATGGGAACCCACATGACCAACGCGTCTCCCGCTTCCTGAGTGGCAATGCCACTACTCTCACGCGTCGGCCTCACACCTATCCGGGTCACTACCTATAGGCATGGAGGTATTGGTATTTTCAATTTAGGCGGTGTTTCGGCGCAATTCAACAACGGAAGAAGGTGGTGCCTGAATCCGCTTGCTGATCGCCGCTGCAATCGCATTTGCCGCCGCCTTCTGTTCTTCATACGTCGGTTCGCCATAGTGGCCGAGCATCCGCAGGTCATTGTCGGTCATGGTCTGCTGTGCCAACCACCTGTGAACGTGACGCGGGGCTACCTCCCGCGCAACGGTCATCCAGAAATGGCGCATGTCACCCGGCTTCGTCAGAGGCAGTTTGTCCAGCACGTCCAAGTGCCCCCTCTTTGCACTGCGCAGGATGCGCGACGGGAAAACCCATTCACAATTGTCATAGCGAATTTCGTGAAGGCGGTTGAACAACCTGACCACGTCGTCCGCGAGAACGATGGTGCGCTCAACCTCCTGACGCTTGAGCCTGTCAAAGGTCACAACACCGGCGTCGAGATCAACTTGGTCCCACGTCAATGCGCGCAGCCCACGGCCTCGGAAGCCCGTATACCAAGTGATCTTCCAGCACAGGCGGATATGCTCATTCGGGATTTCTTCGATCTCAGCCCAGCGATCCTCCCAAGGGACTTGCATATCGAGTTTGCCCGTCTCGACGCGCGACCGCATCTTGGTGCCTTCCAGAAGCGACGGGATCGGCAGAGCAAGGGCGCAGAGCTTGTTGATGAACCGTACCGTGGCCCCGGCCACCGTTGCCGCGACGTGGGCTGCGTTCGGGCGTGTGATCTGCACGGCGTTCAGGTATTGATTGATCTCAAGGATCGGCAGCTTGTCCACATGCACGTCCGCCCACTGCGCCAGATGCTTGTTGAACGTCGCGCGGTAGTCTTTGGCGGTTGTCTCCATCATCCGCGCTTTGCCTGACTGCCTGCTTGTCGTGCGGTGTTCGATGAACTGTTCAAGCGCCTCGCGAAACGTCGGCAGCGCGTTGGCACGCTCGACCGCCGCCTTCGCCCGTGTCTCGGCCTTGTTCAAGACGTCGCCCGCCACGATGCCATGCGCGACAAGGCCGCGCTGATCCTTCGCCCATTTGCAGTGCGTCACCTTCGACGCCCATTGGGCGAGCTTGACCGAGCGCACTTTGTTCGCTGTCGGATCCCACTTGTTGACGTACCAAGTCTTAACGCCGGTCTTTGTCACACAAAGGCGCAAGCCTTTCTGCTCGGGGTCTGTGTACCAGACAGTCTTGTCCGGCGTCGGAATCGCGCCGACTTTGGTGTCGATGAACTTGATCTGAGGCATTCTGAAAATCCTTGTAATGGCCTTCGCGTTACAAGGTTCATGTTATGTTCTAACCGCACTCAAACCCAACCACAGATTGCGCAAGCGCCTCATTTCATTGAGGTAATTGCTTTGAAACTCGGTGTTTAGCTGGTGTTTTAGTGGTGCCCCCACACGGACTCGAACCGCGGACCTACTGATTACAAATTTCTTGGCAATCTATATTTTTCAATAACTTAAGAAAAACAAAGCGAGAAAAAACACTATTTTTTTTCAATAACTTCGCGCCCTTCCACCGTCTTCCGTATCGCCTCGATCTTACCGTTGGCACAGTGGCGCCCCCGCATCTCAGCGAGCGCAGCATCGGCCCATTCACCCTCTGTCTCAGGACGCGGGCCAGTCCAACCAGCACAGGTGCGCAGCAGATCGGCCGGGATCACAGGTGGCGGGGCGACAACCTCGGGCAGATCACGGCCACAGCCGCCCAGCAGCATCGCGCAAATAATCAGATAGCGGCGCATCGGCCCCCTCCATTTTGATCAGTTCGTTTCGTAGCTTGTCGAAACCGGCCCGCTCTTTCTCCGCCTGATCCAGATAGGCGCGATGGACGCGGGCGGCTTCCTCGGCCTGAGACAATGCCGCCTGAGCAGAGGCCAGAGAGGCTCGTGCGGTGGCAAGGTCGGCTTTCAGGGCACCTCGGTCCCGCTCGACCCACCACAGCGCCACAGCCAGCCCAGCAGCGGCCACAGCGCCACCTATGGCCGCCCACCGCCAGATCATAGCAGACCCTCAGCTCGCAACCCCGCTTCGCAATCGGCGCGTTCTGCGGCACGACGATTGGTGAGGCCTCGCACCACCCGGCCGCCCGCTCGGTTCCAGCGCGAGAGTTCAGTGCACACTTCCGACCAAGCACGGCCATTTAATTTTCGCACCAATGTTGATCGGCAAGCCGCGCCAGTACCGATGTTGTAGGCCCATGACACCAGCGCCGCCGCCGTTTGCGTCGGGATTTGCCGCTCAACATCATCGGCGATGCACGCCGACAGGCCTTCCGCGTGGGCGCGCAGCTCGTGTGTCAGCATTGCGTCACATTGCGCATCGGTGGCAGTGTCACCTGGCTTAACCCCGGAAGTGACCCCATCGCAGATTGTCCAAACACCAACAATATCCTGATAGGCCCGAAGGCTGCGGCCCTCCCAGTACGATACGCCCGGCACCGCAGAGACCAGTACAGCGGCAGACACAATGCCTCCGACAGCTTTTTTGCCCCAAGTCATCGCGTTCCGCTCCCCTTCTGGTCACTCATGAGAATGCCCTCGATACGCTCGACGCCGGCCTTTACCTCATTGACACGTTCACGATCCTCTTTGCGCTGCTCGTCTCGATGCTGTTGCTGTTGCCTTAAGTCGGCTTGCAGCATTTCAATTTGCTTTTGATTGGTGAAAATTCGGCGGATCAGCCACCAGGCACCGCCGCTGACAGAAGTCAGAACGGCGGTGGCAGCCCAAATAATAAGATCCTCAAGACGCTCCATTTTTAAAGACCTCCCAAATTAAACACCGCATCCAGCGTAGCTGTGGCCGTAGCCTGATCGCCATCGGCATGAGCCAGCGCCAACTGCTGCAACAGATCGTCGGCGTAATGGATGCTAGTTGCCGCGGCCCAGCGGATCTGCGCGTCGGCCGCATCGGCCTCGCTCATGGCTGCCGTGAACTCCGCAAATGTCGCGGGCCAATTCCCCTTTGCAGCCTCAACGGCCTCAGACACGGGAAGGACGCCAGTTGCGTGCAGCGCTGAACAAAATGTCGCGCGGGTTAGCACCGCTTCAGCGCGGGCCAGAGCCAAAACATCGTCATCGCTGGGCGGCACGTAATCAGCAATACCCCCAGCCTCCATAATGTCGGCATAGACCTCGCGGCCTTGCGCCTCCTGATCGTCAGGACTGGCCGTAAAGGGCACCCACCCCATCGACGGGTGCAGCACCTCGCAGTCGATGGTGCCTCGGGCGTTATAGGCGGGGTTGCGAAACTCCATCACGAAATCCTCCGAAAGAGTGAAAGGCGGTGTGTGCTGTCGCTGTGGTGGCCGCAGCTCATCCATGTGCCGCTGGGATTGGTCCCGCTGACATTGGTGGCCCCCTCGGTCAGCGAGGCCCATTCCAGCGTCGATCCGGCAACCGTGGCGCCAACCGCCAGCGCCGCTCCGTTATAGCGAAAGAACCCATAAGCCCCGATCGCATCTACGGCCATGCCAGCCATCGCACCCCCAATGCCGGCGATTAGGGCCTGGTTCAGGCGCAAGCCACTGACGAAACCAAAGGCGGTGCCCAGCGGATTTTCCACTTCTGCCTGCGACAGATCATAGGACAAGTTCCACCAGCCCCCCCAGGAACCAGCAATCTTTTGCCGCAGCCACACCTCATCAACGCCAGCTTGAATGGCGACCACAACACCCTCTTCCCCGTCATCGTGCATCCAGGCCCAAGCATTGAAGTAATGGGCGCTGGGGGCATTGAGGGCCGTGTTTGCGGCGTAATACGCGCCTGTCTCCGAAATGGCGTAGAAATCGGTGATCGTCGTCACGCCCTTTAGCGCGGCCTCAGGGATCATGCCGGGGTGAACTGTCTGCGTCATTGCGCCCTACCTCCATTTTCCAATTGCTTCCATTCGAAGCAGCGCCGACACAAAAAGGTAGCTCGCGTCCGTAGATCGAATGTGCCATCCGGTCGTATCAGTCGCATAAGCAGCGGATGCGTAAGCCTGACAAATGGAAAGTGTCCCAGCGCCGGACGCGCCGGTCCCCGTGCCCAAGGAGAAGCTGCCAGCAACCACAGACCCAGAAGCGAACGCTTTTGGGAACCCGTAGGTGAGAATATTACCAAACGCGATGCCGCTGGTGGTTACGGTTTCCTCTCTGATGCAAACGAGAGTTCCATCGGAAAACATCCGATATTCACCATTTGCATTGCTTCCACTTTCAATAATCGTTGCAGTTGTCGAAAAGGCCATATGCTTAGCTCCACTTGTGCGAGCTCTCGCCATCAAGCGAGACTTGCAGGCGCAGATTGTCCAAATCTCCGCCGCTGCTGTTGGTGATAGAAACGGCGAGATAGGTGCCTTGCACCCCAACAGGACCGCCCGCCGTGAATGAAATATTGCCAGCCGCAGTTCCGCCGGACTGATCCGGCCGGAAATCCATATTCGTGCCGTCCCAGCGCAAATGCCCAGAAATCTCGGCGCAATTGGTGCCGTCGTCGTCCTGAATGCTTAGGGACAAGCGCCCTTCAACCTCATCCCCGATCGAAATGATATTTTGATAGGTGACACCATTCGCATAGGTTGCTCGCGGCGCGTGCCAATCCCAGCCGTCCATGATGCCGACGCCGCCTGTAACGCTGATTTCTGCGGGGTCAGGCATTCCCGATTTCGACCGGAAAAACATCTTTCCGATATTGCCGCCACGATCAAATTCAACAGCCGTATCGCAGTCAAAGATCATGACGTGGCTGTGGGCGTGGCTTGGGTCTTTTGTCCGCAAGCCAACATCCCCGGAGGTCGTCCCAACAATGATACCATTGTTGATAAAATCGCGATGCGCGCCCTGGTGTAGATCCGCGCCGTAGGCCCATCCGCTGACCGCCCAATTGGTAAAAACGCTCTCACCAACGGTTTCAGCGTCCTCCAGTCCAGACACGCTGTCATAGACCCAGAGCTTAAGACCTGCCCCCAGCGCGCTTGCCGTTGTCAGGCCGGTGTTGTCGAGCGCAACGCCGCTGAACAAACCAAGCGTGGGGCGATACACCGTCACAGCGTCGCCCGCGTGATTTGGGATCGCCTCAAAGCCGTCCTGGCCGTTCAACTCAGCGGCCATGTTGGAGACCACCCAGGCGCGCGCGTCCTCTTCCATGCGCAGCGCTTCGCCGCCATCGCCAAATGCGATTACGTCAGTCCAAAGGAAATAGTGATTGTGGCCCGCGAAAGACGCGCGGTGCGGATAGCCTCTCCCCGTGCCCGGCCCAAGAGTGCCATATTTGGTTTTGTTGGCCCCAAGCAGAACTCGGTTCACCATGATCCTTTTATTGTAAGACCCAGCTGCCGGGCTGTTGAACAAAAGTGCCGGCGCGCCAAAGTCCTTGAAGGTTGTATCGGCAATGGTCAGATCAGTGACCGCAGCCGAGGTACTGTTCGATTGCAAAAACCCGTAAAAAAAGTTCTCGAAATGGCAATCTTTGATGCGGAATCCGTCAACGGTTGCGCCGTTAGACACCAAGACGACGCCTGCAAGCCCATTGCGCGCGCCAGTTGAGGGATCAACGGTGATATTGGCCGTGGCCTCTACGTGATCCAGCTCGTAATCAGACAAGGAAGATGCCCAAGGGACTAGGTAAACGCCATTGGTCGCGTCCTCGTCGGCCGCAATGTCGAAATCAACCCGCGAAACAGTAAAGTTTTGTTCTGCTTGCAGGACATAAACAGGGCCAACCGCATCCCCCGCAGCCTTGGTGATCTGCGCTCCCTTTTCCCCCCGAATGCGAATATTCGATTGCGTAGAAAGCTGGTTCGAGATCAAAAATTCTTCGGGTGGCAGAGTGACATTTCCGTCCGCCATTGCGGCTTCAAGGGCCGCTTCCATATCGGTCGTGCCGGGCGTTGTGTTGACGGTGTAGTGCCCCGGCTGCCTGTTTCCGGCAGCCGCCCATCCCGGCATGTCGCTGATACCGCTTGATACGCCATCGTACTCCCACACCAGCGCACCAATTCGAACCGTCGTGCCCACTTCCGGCGCCCATCCGTAAGTTCCAATGGCTGTGACCAGATCGGCCCGAGACAGGAAGGGATCAACCGTGCCGCCAATGTTGAACTTCCGGCCTTGGATTGTCATATCCTCGCCGTTGCCATTTTTGTTGCCGTAGAACGTCCCGGCAAAGCTGCCCCATGTGCCGGCACCAATGGTTTCGAGTGTCACAGCCGCGGCACCCCCGCCAAAGCGACAGTTGGCCAGGGTGAATTGCTCGAATGTCTCGTTTGCGGCTGAGGCCACCAGCGTAATCATGTTGTGGGTGTACTGGGCCAGCGTCAGGCCGATAATCTTACCGTTGCCCGACATGACCCGAATGCCGCCGTCCTGCACGTCCGCGCCCAGCCAAGTGTAGCGCTGCGCGCCCGGCGTGATCAAAAAGGCGTCGATCCCCGAGGTTCTGTCAGGGCCGGAATACAGCTTGGACACAGGCGCGATTGTCGCACCGTAGCCTTCGCCCAACACAGCGCAGAGTTTGCCTCGGGCAGAATGGGGTTCGACAAAAACGTCGGATGAATACACCACGACCCCAGACGAGGTGCGCCCCGTTGGCCCATAGTGGCCAGTGCCGTCATCGGTGCCAAAAACGCCGCTGGAATTTTCCAAGTAGGCGTAGTGCCAGCCTCGCACCTTGATTTTGCAGTCCGTGGTCGCTGCGCTGTTGTTGCCAGGAACGCCGATGAGAACTTCGTAGTCAAGCCCCCGAACGGCCAGAGCGCTTGCATCAACGTCTTCAAGGCCGCGAAACTGAATGCAATTTTTAATGCGCCGACCGTCCACGCGCACCCCAGGGCCAAGCGTGACGCGATACTTGTCGGTGTCGCCTGCTCGGTTCCCGACGCGCAAAACAGGCGTGTTTGTGGTCCAAGGCCAGTTATCCGGGTTTGGATCAGATTTGTCGATTGCGGTATCCGCAGAGCCAATCCACGTGATGCTGCAATTGTCCAACATGGCCGAGCCTTTTGGCGTCACCGAGGCCGTGCTGCCCCAGTTCAGTTCTGTGGCCGTGCCGTAGACGCGAGTTGTGTCGCCAACCAGATTGTAGCCGTTCGCAACGCAGAAATTGAACGCTTCCTGCAAGCGCGTGTATTCATCGGCAGCTGGTACTGCGTGATAGTAAGTGTCGGACCCAATGTCTGTGCCCCAAATCCCCCAATGTGCAAGCGTCGCGCTCCCGGCGAACTTCCACCCCGGCATGTCGCTGATCCCGACAAAAGGGGCACACACGTATGTATAGGCTTGTTCTCCGGCATAGAGGCGCGCTCCAACCGGGACGGACAGTCCAAGGCCAATCTGGATCACGGCGCTGGCTCGATCGACATAGGCCAGCTCATCTGCGGCAACCGTCATTGGCGTGCCGTATTCGGTCCGCGCCATCACCCATGCCGTGACAGTTACGCCTTCTGGCACACCTCCGGGGATTGTAAGTTGATCCCCAGCTACATCAAACTCTTCAGGATCTTGGGGGCCGCCCCCGCCAACCGCAACCCACAGGCTGTCCTTGTTGTGTGGCGCGGCCGGCAGAGTTACTGCTCCGGCATTGATTTCGGCCGAGCTGAACTTTTTCGAGATGGCAAAGGTGCGGGTACTTTCCAGTAGATTAGCAGCAGCAGTGGCGATTTCTGCGGCTTCGGAAGCCAACTCTGCATTTTCCTGCGCATCAGAAATTTCATCCGCGTTTGGGCCGTTTTCAAACTGGCCGACCTCTTCATTCCAAACGACAGCACGACCATCTTGTGGCACATAAGGCGGCGAATTTCCGGCCGCAATGGTCAGCGCCCGTTTGGAAAAATCGCGCAATTCCTGAACACCCTGGGTCAGGCGATCAAGCTGTTCTTCCAGCCCTCTTTCACGGGCGGTACTACCCGCCCAACCCTGTTCAATTTGAGTTTCACGGTAGAGATACAGCGTACAGCCAACATACGTCGCAGCGGCGGTGGCTGACAGATACACGGCCCCCGCGGTATCGCTGGAGGTGGGACTTACCGAAAACTCGGCCGTGGCCAAATCAATCATCACATCATTCAGCAAAACCCGCACAAGGATCTCGGAACCATCAAGATATGGCTCGGTCACGACATAGGGGCCGGTTCCGTCAATGATGTAGTTCGGGATTTGCTCAAATGCTTCGCGCGTCATTATTCCCTGCCATTCAAAGCGTTCCTTAGATCAGGGGCTTTTGAAGGCAGTAGATCGCCTCGGTTCCACCAGCTGGTGTTGCCAAAGGCTTTGTCGCGCTTGCGCTCTTGTCGGCGCATATTCGCTTGGGCATCGGGGTCCAGCAGCATTTGCAACTGGTCCGCGATTGCAGCATCGAAAGCCTTGCGGGTATACCACAGGCTGGACGCCACCGGAGTATTGTATCTGATCAGGTTGGAAATGTCGCGGCCAAGGTAGGTTTTTTCTCCCTGCACTGCGCGCACAGCATTGGACACGCCGGCATTCAGGACATCGCCGATCACACCAACCTGAGGGCCAGCCAACGTCTTCTCGATCCCGCCGCCGAAACGGTTTTTTTCTGAGAAAAGGAAGTCTCCGAAAATCCCCAGACCACCGCCTTGGGCCAGCGCGGCCACCCAGAATTTTGCATCTGTCATCGGAATGGGATCACGTCCCTTATCAAGCTCCCTCAACTGTATGACGACGCCGCCCAGAACCGTCATGGACGCGATCATCCCCACGGCATAGGGAAACCGCCCCTGCGGCGTCGGGATGGCGTGGTATTGGGCAATCTGGCCAAGGGTCAGCGAAAGGGAATAATTCTTGAACCCTATGGTCGAGCGCCCAAGCTCGCCCAGGAAGCTGCCGGGCTTGGTATCTCTCAGAACCCATGCCGACGCGCGCAGGCGCTTTGTCGGCATGAAGGTTTCCAACTGATCACGGATCGCCGCCTGGTAGCGGATCGCCAGTGCCTCGGCCTCGTGGCGAGGCAGAACGGTCTGGTGTTCCAGCCACCAGAAAGGCGCGATGAACGTGCCGCCATTGGGGGCCGTGAACAGCCCGCTGGGATCCCGCAGAGCATCCCAGTCGCTGGCGGTAATGCCGTTGCGTTCCAGCAAGGCCCGCGAGGGCGCCTCAATATTGCCCAATGCGCGATCGGCCTGATCAGCCATGTGCCCTGCTGTTTCCATCTGAACAGACAGGCGCAGCCGATCCGTCCAAAAACTGAGGCCAGAGGCGCGAATGGTGAACCCCGACAGGCGGCTGAACACATCGCTGGCCACCACATCATTGGTCAGACGGGACGAGGCGGTGCCGATCGAGGAAAGCGTTTCCGCGACAAAGCCCATCCGCGCGGCGGTGTCGCGGGTGGCATTGCCGGCCATCATCTTGACGCTGGTCGCCAGCATATTCGCCGGGTTCATCTTCATCGCCATGGCCCCCATGGTGATCGTGGCCGTATCGGTGACCGACGACAGGATGGCGCTGCCCAGCTTGGCCGATACGTTGAAGAACCGCATGTTGGAAAAGAACCGGGCCCAGCCTTCATGGTCGGGCTGATTGATCGCGCCATTGACGTGATGCAGCAAAACACGGGCACGCTTGGCGTGGCTGGCGACCCGCGCAATTAGCTTCCCATTTCCAGACAGCATAGCGCGCTGGGTCGCGGTCTGAATGGCAAATTCCAGCCCGGCATTCGGGTTTGGCCCCAGCACGCGCATCAGCGCCACCTCGCGCGCCATGGCATCCAGCCCCCCGATCAGGGTGGTGAACGGATCGGCATCGCCAAATTCGGCGTTATAGCCCATCCAGGCGTCGGCATCCTTGAAATGCAGAAGGCGCGCCTCGCCATGGCGGTTATACAGCGCCTTACCGCCCGTGGTCAGCGACGGGGTGCGGCTGTTCCAGCCCTCGGACACGATGTTGTTATAGATGATCTGCAAGAAGGCCATGCCATGCGGGCGCGCGGGCTGGGCCCCCTTGGCGGCAAATGGCTGTCCGGTGGATGTGTCGATGATCCGGTGCCAGTCCAGTGCATCGAAAATCGCACCGGCCCATTGACCGAACGGGGTGTCGCGGATTTTTCGGGCATTGTGGCTGTGGCGCATCCCGTAATCTGCGATCTCGCCAATATCGCCGCCATGGGCATTGAACATCTGGCGCAGCCAGGTCTGCGCCTTGCGCACCGCATCGGCATGGGCCTTGGCCACCGGGTTGCCGCTGGGTTGCAGGTGCAGTTCCCGTACCACATCCTGAAACAGCACCACGTCTCGCGACCGACCAAAGACGTTCTGCCCGGTATCGGACAGCGCATCTTTCAAATCCGCGCGGATACGATCTTGCAGCGCATCCGAAACCCAGCGGACACTTTCACCGGAAAACCCGTCATAGGATACGCTTTCAAGCAGGGCCAAAAGGGCGCGATCCGGGTGTTTGCTGGTGCGAACCAGATGCTGGATACGTGTCATGCTCTGAAGCTGGTTCAGAACCATATGCCGGCGCGACCGCCGCGCCCGTCTGGTTGCCTCTTTCAGTTGGGCGGCGGCGGTCGCTTCAGCCTGGTGCAAAGGCATCACCTGGGAATGCCGTGCGACCAGCTGATCGAATTCTTCCTGGGCGGCGCGGGCGCGGTCTGCTTCGACCTCCCCCGCCTGAATGGCGCGCTCAAGACAGGTATGCAGGTTGGTCATTGTCCCCTCCTGAACGTGCGATATGCCCCGCCAAGGCCATGGCGCGGCGGCGGCAATGACCCTGCGCGTCAATCAGCGCATAGATCATGCCTTCTTTTTCCGGTGGCAACAGATCGGACAGCAACGACAACAGGGCGTCTTCCAATCCCTTTTGCTCGTGCAGGGCATCTGCGATTTCTTCGGAGCGGTCAAAATTCATCTGCGTCAGCATCAGGCGCCCTCCCCGCTCAGTAAGGCCCAGGGCAACAGCTGGCCGCGCGTCACGACCCCGCCCAGCGTCAACGGCACCGGCAGTGGCGCGGCACCGGGCAACCCGGCCAGTGCCGCGCGATGGCGGCCCGCCTCCCAGCGGGTTCCCTCGAACAGGGCCAGCGGGAAATTCGCCACGAACAGCCCGTCAGGCCGGGCGCGCAACCCCTGTGCCGTCAGATCGACAGACCCGGCGCGCGCCTGCTCCAGCACAGCTCCCAGCGCCGCGCGGATATGCGCCAGCGCCGCGCGGCCCTCGGACGGGTCAGGCAGGGCAGCGACGGGTTGCAGTGGCGGCAAGGGTGAGCGATCCCAAATCGAAACCGCGGCGCGCGCCCCACGGGTCAGGCGCGCCTCGCGGACCATTTGCAGCCACAGCTCGGCCTCGCGGATCGGCAGGCCCGCAATCTCGCCCGAGGGCGCCGCCTCCGGCAGGCCGGGATGCTCATAGCGCCCGGTGCGGCGAATGGCCGGCAACACCTCGGACGTGATCCACTTGCGGAAGCGTTTTGCTGCTTCCTTGCGGCTGGTCAGCACGAGGGCATAAAGGCCGCTTTCGTTGATCAGGTTGGTTGGACGGTGGCTACCCTCAATAGTACTTAGGGTAAACTCATCCTCATCGAGGCCCTTAACGGCCATCGTCGGGTTCTGGATTTCCAAGACGCGGCAGATATCAGCCGCCACAAACCACGGTTCTTCGTCGCGCATCACCACGCGCACGGCCTGTTCTTCAAAATCGAATGGAATAATCTCGGCGCTCATCAGGCAGCCCTCCACAAGTTCGCATTGAACCCGGGGCCGCGACCAAGCAGGTGCCCGGGCAACAGCAGGTTGGTCGACCGGCCTTGTGGAACCGGCATCCCGTACGGGATCCCACTGCGCCCGGACATAGCGAAGCCGCACACTAAGGCGCGGCTTTTCGAGCGCCACAAGAGAGACGGGCGACCAAACCCGGCAGCCGTTTTTTGCGACTGCACGGAAAGGTTGCCAGAAGCCGCGCGACATGTCAAGTTACGAGCGTTGTGGCGTTGTGGGGCATCGTGATGGGATTTCCCGAATTTCTTGGAATTCTGAGCGTAAAAGCCACCAGCTTTATTAGTCTGGCGGTTTTTTTTGTTCTCGTATTCGTTCCAAATGGTTTTCCAAAAATTGGGCTGGCGGTAGCAGCAGGCGTTTTTGCTTCGTTCGATGCTTTTACGCGAATGCGGACCGTCGCTGACCAACTGGGGATTTCCGACCCGCGTTATGCGAGAGAATTGGCCTGGTTTGTTGGACTGTATTTTTGCGCCGCCGCTCTTATTGCGGGCGCAACAATTGCGGTTAGGAAACTGAAGCACACCAAATCTGGCGAACGATAGGTCCGTCATCCCCGGCCTCCCAAGGTGCAGGCGTCAATGACGGCCTCCAACGTGTCGTCAGCGTCCAGTTCATCCAGCATGGCCCGGATGGTAATGCTGGGGCCGTCTTCGCCCCAAGGCTTCACTTCCAGATCGGTCAGGTCTGCCAAATCGTCACGCAGATTTGTCATCAGGGCATCATCGGGGTTCAGCGCGGTTTCCAACTGGCGGCGCGCCAGTTCGTCGGCAGCTTCAGCCTCGGGGGACAGTGCGCCTTGGACATAGGCCCCTTCGGGCATTTCCGCTGGGTCGGGCATGTCCTGAGTGCGGATCCGTGCGAGGCCAGTTTCGGCCAAATCGCCAAAGGCGTCCTTGTCGATCGCTTTGAGCACATCCAGCGGACCGGGCGTATCGAAAAGGCCCCCATCCACCGCGCCAACCTTGCGCGCCTCGGCCACGTAGCGGCGCAGGAAGGCTGCGATCTTGTCTGCCGGGGCCTGACGCCCGGCTGGCATGAAGTGGCGCACCAGCGCAGCGGTCAGCGGCGCTATGGCCCCTTCCAACAAATCCACCTGCTCCAGAAGTTCGTTCAGAATTTGGGCGGCCTTCCCACCTTCGCGCGCCGCAATATCGCGCGCCTCGACGATCAGCCGCACAGCGTCCAAAATGAAGGGCGTAATATCCATTTCCGGCGCAATCCGGCCCGCTTCGATTTCAGCGCGCAGAAGCGCAAAATCCGGAGCAACATCCGACAGGGCGGACATCAGGCTGCGCAGTTCACCGGCTTCGGTTTCGACGTAGCGCGCCAGGATGTCCTCGGCATCCCAAGCGCGCGCAAACATGGCATCGTCCAGCTGGCGCACCCCGTCGATCGACAAGACGCCTTTGGCATCGAAAAAGGCATTGCGTTCCGAACGCGGAAACGATCCCGCAAAGGCCCGTGCGAAATCCCGGTTCTCGGGCGCGCTGAACTTGCGGCCCGGCTGATACCTGGCCATCAGATCAGCAGACAGGGCACGGCGCCCCACCTGGGCGCGTTCCGTGGCGGTCATTCGAGCCACACCGCTGTCTTGCGCCTCGACCACCATGCGGCGGCGCGTGACCCCATCCAGATCGGTGGAGCGGCGGGCGATCAGCACTGGCTGCTCCATGCCTTCTGGGATTTGCGCACCCGTGATCAGTTCGATCTGCTGGCGATAGGCCGCAGCCCGATCAGGGTGCTGCTCATAGGTGCGGGCAATAGCCCTCACACGGCCATTGCCGCTTTCGATCACGTTGTCTGGGCCGACCAACGGCGCGCCTCGATCAGCCGTGGGGCTGGGCATCAGTTGCGCCGGGTCCAGGCGGGCGGAGGTATCGGCCACCCAGGCGTCAGAGGCCACTCGACCACGATCACGCGGTTGCAGATCACCGGACGCCTGGCGCAGTTGCGGAAGATCTACCACCTGATAATCTACATCAACACGCAGATCATCGCCCACCTGCACCTGACCAGTCCCCGTGTAACCGCGCGAGGTATAGCCGGCATAAGCGGGGGCAGGCTCGGACATGGCCCCGGACCAGCGCGGCACCGTGCCGATCTGATACTGATCCATCAGATTGCGGGCATAGCCCACCCGGCGGCTCAGATGCGGAGTGCCGGGACGTTCGTAGTAGCGAGACACCATTTCTGCGGCCTCGATGGCGTTTCTTGCGCCCTGAATACGTGACCAAGCGCGTGCCTCGCTCGTGTCCAGCTCATGGAATACGAAATCAATCTGCACATCCAGATCGTGCGGATCTTTGCCGCGCGATCGCGCATAAGCCAACAACGCAGCCCGGCGATCATTCCATTGGGCCAGTCCCAAGGCAGCGCCCCCATCGCCCACTGCCCGCGTATCCAGCCCCACGCCGCTTTCGACCATGAAATTTCCGACGAACCCTGCGGCCACATGGGGTTCCATGCCACGCTCGATCAGGCGTCCGAACACATATCCGATGCGGTTTGTTCGCGGCGATGCATTGCCTGCGGCCGAGAAATCGAAATCCTGAAACCGCAACGGGGCCGATCCGGCCTGGGTGGGGCTGTCGGCATTATGGCTGAGGCGCCCCGTTTCCAGATCCCGGCGGGTGTCGTCCATGCGCCGCTCGTGCTGACCCGGTGAAACGCCTTCGGGGATCTGCCCGGCGGTTGTGGTGGCCTTGCGATAATGCAGCAGGCGCGGCAATGCAGCCAGCCCGCCGCCAACGACCCCGGACAGGCCCGCGCTCAGACCGATTTGCTTCAGCGGTTCTGGCTCTTCAATGTCCAGATCATCCGCCACCCGGTATTGATCGTCCAGCGTGACAATCTCACCCAGCGCGCCCATCGCAGCCTCGATGCCCACCGTGGCCATAATACCAGCCCCGGACGAGGCCCCGCCGACCATGAGCGCCAGTTGTTCAGGGTCGGTCATACTGGCCCAGGACGCGCCAAGAAATTCATGCCACCACGCCCCGTCAGGCGCGCGCGCCAGGATGGATGCGGCGTCGTCATACTCTGCCTTGCGCTTAGCCAGAACAATGGCTTCCAGATCTTCAATGGTTTCGGGCAGATCGGCATAAATCTCGGGTTCCGCCGCCTTGGCGCGGGCAACATCCGAAAGCAGATAGTCATACCGCTGTTCGCGGGGCGTTACGCGCGGGTCTGGTTTCTCACTTGTGGCAAAATCAGCCCCCAGTCGCGTGGAAACCCAATCGACCGTCGCCAGCTCGTGTTGCATCGAACGGTTGTCGTTGTCAGTTCTGATCCGCTCCATTTCAGCAGCGGCCCGACGACGTTCCGCCGGGGTGGCTACTGGCTCCTGGCTGACCGGAACTTCAGCGGTCTGCGTGTCTTCATCTGGCAGGAAAAACGACATCAGCGATATGCCTCCATCAGTTTGTCCAGCCGGAATTCCCAGGCGCTCCCGGTCTCTATATCCGGCACGGCTTGCCCACGGTCGTCAATCAACACATATACGCCCGGATGTATGGCCCTGATGGCAAGATCATCCAGGTCATCGGCGGTCAGAGGCTGACCAGCATAGCCCGGCAAGTTACCAAAACGGCTGGCCGCGCGCAGGCGATCCGCCCCACGTTGGCGCGCCTGATCAGCGGTCAGTCGAGTGATCGGTCTGAATACCTGCCCGGTCTGCGCGGCGATATCCACCGCTTCGGACACCGCGCGCGGATCAACAGCAGATTTGACCCCGGCCAGATCTCTTTTCAGCGCACGCAAAGCATCTTCGACATCGCGCGCACGGGTATTGCCGGGAAGGGCCGTCGGGATATCGCGGACTTCTTGCACCCCGCCGCGCGCTTCGCGGCTGTCATACTCCCCGGTTCCGCCCATGATCTGGTGCAGCGACTGGCGATAGGCATCGCTGTTGAAATCCGTTCCATCGGTGACACCGCGATGGGTGGCCGCGTAATGGGCATCCGCCGCGTCCAGAACCGTGGACATGATGGCATCGCCATTCGGGACACCGTCGAACATGCGACCCAAAACCGATTGCGCGGCCAGCAGATGTTTGCCCGTGCTGGGGGCGATTGCGGTTTTTTCTTCGATCGCCTGCTGACCCCGCAGGATCGTCATTGCGACCGCTTCTGTACCGCCTGCGGCCATCAGGCCAGCGGCATGGGACAAAACGCGGTCTCCCAGAATGTCCTCGAATTTTTGCGGGCTGTCCTTGGGTAGTTTTGCCAGCAAATGGGTGGCCAGCGACAACCGATCCGCCGGATCATTCTGGACCGACAGGGCCTGTTTGATCTGGTCCGCCTCGCTGTCGTCAAACAGGCGCCCTTCGCGCACATAGCCTTTTGCGACATGATCTGCGGCCATATCGGCACGATCCGACACAACCGACGCAAACTGCGCAGCGGTTTGCGCATTCAGATCGTCCGGCAGATCCGGTACCACAAGACCGATTTCACGCGCATAAGCCACCTGGTCCCCGGACCAGCCCTTGGCCGCTTTGGTGCGCAGATCCTGCAACACGGCCAGGCGCTCGGTCTGCCATTTCTTGGTTGCGGGCGCGGCTTTTTCTCCGGCGATCAGCGCGTCGATCTGATCCGGGGTCATCCGCTGCAATTCAGGCTTTTCGCTGGTCAGAACCTCGGTCGCCTTGGTCTGGGCATAATCCGGGTGCTTTTTGACGTCTTCGGAGTTCAACAAGGCCAGATTGGCGGGTGTCTTACCGCCCTCGAACACACCGCGCATCTGCGCCAGCGCGTCCCCGATTTCCTTGCTCCGGGACTTTTGGGCAGCATCTGCAAGGCGCTGGTTTTCCGCCTGCATCTGCGCGATTCGCGTGTTGGCCCGGCTGCGGTAGCTTTGCTGCGTTTCGGCATCCAGCCCATTCAGGGTTCCTGCGTCCATCTCCGAAATCAGCCCCTGCGGATCGTCGGACATCAGGCGCATCGCGCGCACATTGTCGATCTCGGAAACAGCGCCAATGCGGCGACGTTCAGCCTCGGCCGCGTCGATCACACCGGCGGCCTCCAACTGATCCACATGGTCGATCAGAAGGTCCATCTGGATCTGGCGGGCATCCGCATCGCCTATCGCCGCCGCCTGTCCAGCCACCTGAACATGGCGGATGTAGGTTGCTTCGCGTTCGGCATGGCGCTGGCCCAGCACCTGCTTGCCAACCGAGAAGGCATTGCGGTTGTTCAGCTCGTCAAAGACCAGCCCGAAACGTTCCACATTTGCCGGTGATACGTGCGGGCGCCCATCTTCCCGCTGGCCTTCCAGATAGGTTTTGCGCAATTCCTGAGACCGTTCCATCCAGGTGGTCTCGGCTTGATCAGGGTCGGCAATCTGCGACACTTCAAGGCGCAGGGTATTCATATCCGCAGTCAGATCGGTCTGAAACCGCAGCGCCTCGCGTTGCAGGGTATCGGCCAGTGTCCGATCCCCGATTTGTTTCATGACCTGGCCAAACTCGGCCACGGCAGCGCCGACCTGTGGCGTTTCAACGCGCACCCGCGCTGCTGCGCCGCCCGAGGTTCCAGCGCGTGGGACGGTCAGGGTCATGACAACAGCTCCGGCCAGGCATCGGGATTGCGGTTCAGATAGGCACCTGCGGCCCCAAAGCCTCCCCTCAAAAGCGAGCTAATCCCGCGCGCCCGAAGGGCGCTTTGTTCAGCGGTCAGCTGGTTCTGCACCGCCTGCCCACCGGAACGGGTCGCCTGAGACTGGAACGACATTTCCTTGGCGGCCGTCTGACCAAGATAGATGGCGGTCGGGCTATCCAATTGAACCCCCCGCGCAGCCTGTTGGGCGGTTTGCTCGCGGATTTGCGACAGAAACTGTGACCGCTCGCGGTTATCCTGGACCGCGTTCAGTTCGGCCTCGGTCTTCTTCTGCTCGCTGATCAACTTGCTGTTGGCCTTGGCCGCCTGATAGCCTGAAACGCCCTGCACCAACAGACCACCGACTTGGGCCAAGGTGCCCCAGCCGGACATGGCCGCCCCAGCGGTGGCACCGGCAGCGGTGGTGGCTCCGCCACCAGCTAAGGTAGCAAAAAGAGTTTCAACGCCAGGCAAGCACATCAGGCACCAACCTCCTCGACATTCGGGATCAGGGACAGCACCGTCATCGGCGCACCACCGAAGGGCTGGAATTGCAAGGACACTTGTTGCGCGTGCCCGGAAACCGTTTCGATGGAGGTGACGCCGGAATACACCGCGACCAGATCCGACGCGACCTGCAAGGGCACCAGTTCCTGCAAGTCATGAAGACAGGCGTCTTCGCCAAAGCTTCGTTCAACCGCGCGCACCAAGCCCGCAGCCGTGCGATGCAACTGAACGCCACAGCCCGGCAGAAGACGCCGCCGGCGCCCTGTGGCATTTCCATCCGGCGCTGCGGCGACGATGTCCAGCGTTTCGGACTGGTGCGTTTTATCAAGCAAGCCGACAATCGCGTGGGTCACATTTTGGGCATCGGGCACTTCCAACTGACCCAACGCTGGCACCACCAGCGGGCCATATTCGCCCTGATTGGTCCAGACACTGACGGTTTGACCTGCGAGATGCGGCACCAGGAACGAAGTCATCGGCGTTTCGCTTTCAAACACGGTCGAGGCGAAAAGATGGATGGCCTTATGCAGCGGCTCGTCCCCCATCATGACACCGAAAGTTGGGGCCAGTTCTTCGACCATCCGTACGGTTTGCCCGTCGATTTCGCGCCGGACGACCAGGGTCACAACATCGTTTCCCGTCGCGCTATCGGATGTCACCGCCATGGTTTCCACAAAGCCACCCGCTACGCTGACGGGGGCCCAGCCCAGCACGTCCTCGGCAGGATCAAACAGCATGGCCACCAGGCCGCCGTCCCCCGTACGCAGCCAGGCAATTTTCTGTGGTGAGGATTGCCAGACGATCTGTTCAAACCCGCTGGCGCCCAGATGCTTGGAAGGCAGCGACAATTCCACCGGCACCCCGCCATCTTCTTCGAGGCTGTAACGCAGTTCGAATACACGGCGCTTTTCCTTGGAAATGAAAATCGGGTTGCCATATGGGGCGATTGCCTTGGCGTCGGACGCGCCATCCGTGCCTTCAATGGTGGTGTCAAAGGTTGTCGGCCCGATCCGCTGACCGGCCGCATTGGAAAAGGCGCGGTAAACTTCACCCAAAGCCCCGACATAAAGGCCCCGGCGCGCACGCTTTAGCCAGGTGCCGCTGTTCAGGCTTTCACTACCGGCAATCGCGTAGGCAAAGCTGCCATCCGCATCCGCGCTGGGTTCGAAATCTTCGAAATCCCCCAAGGTGGAGGCCCAGATGGTGCGCGGCTCAGACGGTGTGAAGGCCGCAAAAAAGGACTGATCGAAAATCTCCAGCGCCTTGGGATATCCTTTCCTGTCGGACCAAGCCCCTTCGGACCAGCGGTAGGATGTGCCGGTGACGCAAGGCGACGGAATGGCCTTTAGTACCTCGGCGGTGGCGGTGACTGCATCCGTCACGCCCGTGATCCGAAACACGCCGCGCCCATCGGACACGAACAACCATTTGGTGCCTTCGTCCTTGTCGTAGAGATATTCGCCTTCGGTGTGGATCGGGGGGTTCACCCCCGTATCCGTTCCCGCTGTCAGCTCGTAGATGTTGCCGCCGTAGCGCATCAGATCACCGACAGCGACGGTGGTATTTCCCGTCCACAGAGGAATATCCTGATAATCCTTCGGCACGATCTGCATCAGCACACCTTGCCATGTGGCATCGAAAAGATCGGCTGAGGCGGTCAGCGTGATTGTTCCGGTTTCGGCGCTGCACCCGATGGTCAGGTTTTCGTCCAGGTTCTGAACCGCGAAGGGGCCGTTGTCGAACTGGGCGTCCTCAATCGTCCAGTTGTCCAGCGCATAGCGCGACAATTTCTGGATGGGACGCTTCCCATCCGCGATGTAAATCACGTCTGCGGACTGAACAGCGCTTAGGGTGCCTATTTCGTCGGCGGTGTAGGGGATTGTCAACTCATAGGGCACGCCGCCGACTTCGATTAGGGCACCATAGCGCCACACGCGCATGACGCCATCGGTGAATTCAAGTGTCAGCGTGTCATCTACGGAAAATTCGAAACGGATTTTCTGGGCCATCGCATTGCCATGGGTGTAGCCTCGAAACAGCGTGCCCGGCGCACGGGTAAATCCGCCTTCGCGGATGGGCAGATAGCCATTGGCCTGACGCGCCCCGGTCTGGAACCGCTGATAGTCCGAACGCGCCCAAAGCAGCGGCGACAATTCACCGGCGGAAAACGATAGCTGCGGCGGGCGGGTTCGGGTCATCGCGTGACCTCCGAAACCCAGTCAGAGGCAGCATCCTCCCCGTCCCATTGCTGAGGACTGGCTGAACTGGCGTCTTCTTGTTTTGCCAGGGACAATGTGTCGTCAAGGGCGGCGTTCATGTCCTTGCGCTTTGCCCGCGTGATCGAATAGGTCGGCGCTAAGCGAAGTGCCAGGGTCAGCGATACGAGGGTCTGGAACGTGGCTGGCAGTTTGGTTTCGTCCTGCGCCCTGCGCGTGTAAAACACCAACTTGGTGCCAGCCGTATCCGTCCGCAGCAACCCGCCCGCATCCTCGCGCCATTTGATATCCCGATCTTTTGGGAACAGAAATTTCACCAGATCAGGCGGAAGCTGATGCAGATAAGGCAGGTCAGGATCAGCTACCTCTCCTGTAGGCAGGTTCACGACGGGCAAGCTGATCAGTTTCCGCGCAAAACTCCAATCCTCCCGTGCCAGACAAAAATCCAGAGCCAGCGAATACTGTTCCTGTGCATCCCGCGCTTTTTGGGAATTGTCCGCCAGCGAACTGGGCGGCGTAATTTCCATAAAGCGGAACGCCTGCGAAACGATGGAACCTGTTGCGATTGAGCTTGGCATAAGAGGCAAACCTTAGGCGACGGGCCGGGTGTGCCCCGGCCACGTTGTGGATCAGTCCGTGATGTAGGCGATCTGAAACGGCATGGCCCCGGCGCCGGCGGCGGCGGCCTCGGCATGTTTCCAGATCCCGATCATACCACCCGGATCAGCGGCCAGGCCCAACACCTCCCACAGACGCTTGCCATGATTAGCGTCTCCCATGGTGATCGGCTGGGCAATGGTTTCGGTGACCTTGGTTTGGTCCACCAGGGCGTCGGTATCAGTTTTGGTCCCGATCACGATCTGGGCAAAGCCATCGTTTTCCACGTCAAAAAAAGTATCGTGATGCAGGATGCAGCGCGACGGCAGATCAACCAGGTGATACATCGACCCGTTGCTGTCATCAGCTGCATTGGTGACGGTGCCGGTCATCAGCACCAGACGGCCACGGGCTTCGACGGGATCGGGCGGATAGATGCCGGTGTCAAAGCTGTCGTGGACCAGATTGGACTTGGAAGTGACAACTGCCATTGGAATGGCTCCTTCAGTTTAGAAACAGGAAAACCGGCCCGAGAGCAGGCCGGTTACCGATCAGCTTTCGGCGCAGCGGATGATGCGCACACCGCCATCTTCGACGCGGCCAGCCTCGACATAGGCGTCGGCGTAAATGTACGGTAGGTTTTTGGCGTGGCCGTCATTCCACATCTGGCCTACAACGTCCTGCCAGGCACCGGCGACGATGTTTTCTTTGGACCAGACCGGGATCAGGCGATAACCGTTGCTGTCTTTGGGCAGACGGTTGGTGAACATCCAGTTGACCCCCAACAGTTTGCCGGGCTTGCCATCGCGGATATTCTGGACCTCGAACGGGTTCAGGTTTTTGCCGGTTTCGATCGCCAGGTTGATCAGCTCGGTCTTCTGCTTGGGCGTGATCAGGCTGTAGATCTCGTCCTCGGTTTCCAGGCCGAAATCTTCCAGCTCCATCGCCTCGGTCGCCCCGCGCAATTTCGTGGTGTTCATCCCGGTCGGGGTGCCGGGATCTCCGACATCCACCGCGAGATAGTTGCCCGCAGGCAGATCCGAGGCAGTACCCGGCGTCTTGCCTTCTGCCACCTTGCCCATGATGCCACCACCGGAAACAACGAAATCGTTGCCATTTTTGCGGATGCCCAGCAGACGATCGTAGACGCCGCGCTCGACCGTCACGACCTGGTTGCGCACCAGGCGCGAAGTCGGATCCATGGCCTGATCAAACTTTTGTTCTTTGGTGATGTACATCCCGGTCTCGATGACCTTGGGACGCACCAGCCAGCGGCGGCTGTTTTCCGGCGGATTGTCCGGGTTGGTGCGGCTGTAATCCTCGCCTTCCTGATATTCGGTCTTTCCGATCAGGTCAGCCATATTCACAGCTTCGCCCGAAGCCGGTTCCCAGATCACGGCATCGCGCAACGGGTTGCGGACCATCTGCGCGACCATTTTGACGTTATCCGAGTAGGTGAGCTTGTGGTGCTCTTCCACAATTTGACGGTAGGACATGCGTGCCCCTCCTGCGAAAAATCAACGATATTTGTGAGTTTTCGGAGGGGTTGCCCGACAGGTTCGGACCCGCACCTGATCGTGTCGTGATCTCTCCGCCGGTCTGTTCCCGGTGCCGTCTGGGCCACGCCTTGGCGCAGTTATCCGTCACGCTGATATGAGCTGAAAAATTTGCAAAAAGTCAAGTTTGAAAATGACAGGCGCCCCAGATTTGCAAACCAGGGACGCCTGTCGCGCTGAAAACTAGGAAGATACGATGCGGCGAAGACGATCCACTTTGGGCTGCAACCGCGTGATTGCGGCACGGTCCTTTTTTTGCACGGCTTCAAAATAATCCCCACCCGGCGAAGTCAGCGCGGCCAGATCGGCACGGGCTTGTTCAGGGGTTGTGCCCATACCGGCCGTCAACCCATCATTACCAGGCAGCATGTCGTCGGACATCATTTCACCGATGGCGGCGAACAGTTTTATGGTGCCGGCATCGCCGATCTTGGGCTTCAACGCCTCGGCTAGGTTGGCGATATGTTCAGGCGACAGCCCCGCTTTTTCCGCCACAACCGACTTGGCCTGTAGTGCCATGGCCAGCCGTGCGTCGGTTTCCTTGCCCCAGCTTTTTTCCAGCTCGCCCATCATCTCGGTATTGGCCTGTTCCAGCATCTGATCGGCATCGTCCATCAGTTTTTGAACAGAAGCGGCATAGACATCGGACATGCGCTGCAATGCCGCTTGGGACACGCCTTCCTCAAAGGCGATATCGCGCACCTGTGCTTCCAAAGCCTCGTTCCATGCCGCATCCTTAGGCCAATCATCGGGGCGGTTGACCTGGTATTTGTCAGCTGCTTCGGGGATACCGAACAGATCGCCATTGGCGCGCATCCATTCGGGCACCGGCTGATCTTTGCCTGGGCGATCCATCATGCTGTCAGCGGGCTTACCCAGCCGCTTTTCTGCCTGGGCATAGGCATTCAGCACCTTGGGCAACGCATCCTGCATATCATCGGTAGCGAAGCCCTTGGCCACCAGCATTTCAGAATAGGGCTGATAGGCTTCGGCTTCGAACCATTTGGTGGCGGGTGCCGGATCACCAGCAGGCGGCGGATCACCGGCCCCCGGCGCGGGATCACCACCCCCCTGCCCACCTTCACCGGCACCCTGCCACAGGGGCTGTTTCAGCATGAGTTTCAGAAAACTATTCATTGAGGCTCTCCATCAGTTGGTTGAGTTCGGAAATCGTCATCTGGCCCAGCGATAGCAAAGCCAGGGCCATATCCCGCCGCCCAGCCTGATAGGCCAGTTGGGACGGGTCTTGAGGAAGGGGCGTCGGAACGCCATCCTCCATATGCACGGGCTGGACCGTCAACAGCTCTCCAATGCGGATCAGATCCGCAGCCAGCTCGGGATTGTCGGCAAAAGCAGCGGTCCAGCGTTCGGCGGCCTCTGCGGCGGCGGCGCACTGTTCACGCCCGGAACCAAAAATGGTGATCACATTCACCAGGCGATTGATTACACTCATGCTGCCTCCTTCGGCCCACCGGCACCACCCATCGCCGCGGCCAGATCCTTGGCCACGCTGCCGCCCTGCTGGGCCAGTTGCATGGCCTGAACCATTTGCTGTTGCTGGGCGCGCGCCTGGGCCAGCTGATCGGCCTCTTCGCGCGACCGCAGGATCGAGGCAGGCAAGCTGGGGCTGGCGTCATGCAGGGCCTCGGTCAGAGCGTCAGGGTCCAGACGATCGCCATAACGCGGGTCCGACTGGGCCAGTGGCGCCAGATCATTGATGAAGGACCGGATCGCCTGCCCCTCGCTGGCCTTCATCGCCATCGCAGCGCCGGATTGATACCGCACCCGCAGCGGCATCCCCTGCGCTTCGGGCGGCGGTGGCGGAATTTGCCCCGCCCGCCACAGCAGCTTGAACCGGCGTTCAAATTTGCGCGCAGCGTACTCCTCCATAATCCGATCCGAATGCGGCGCCCAATTGCGCAGCCGGGCTTGTTCCATGATCCGGGTTTCCTCTTCGGTCACGCCGGTGCGCCCGGTCAGGGACATCACGGAATAGTGGAACGCATCCTTGCAGGCCTCGATTGCCTCGCGCCGTTCCTCATGGGTCAGGCCGATATTGGGGGTGTGTTCCATATTGTGGATCAGGCGATTGCCCCGCACATCCACCCCGCCATAGATCACGCCGCCAGGGCGAAACGTGCCATTCAGCGGGATTGCCTGCCGATCCGGGGCCAGTTTTGTGGGATCTGCCGCAAATTGGGCCGCTTTCAGCTTGGCCCGCTGCATCAAATCCGCTGCCCGCGCAGATCCCAAGGCAACAAAGCCCGGCCCGGTACCATACACATGACCACTATCCACATCCCAGCGTGGGAAATAGGCCGGCATATCGTCATGACCGCCAACGCGTAGCAGGCAATTTTCCTCTTCGCAGGCCGTGATGGCCAGCCAGGGTTTACCCTGGGGCCCCAGTTTGCCCTTCACGAACTGATCATTGGGCAAAACATGGTAGTAGAGCGTGATATCGTCCGTACTGCCCGTCTCAGCAAGATCGCGGATTTTCTTTGGCACCATTTCCGTGCCAAATTCACGCACCAACGCGCGCGGCTTCAACTGGTATTTGCGCAAGAATTCACTGACCTGCCCATACGCGTCGATATCGACCACGACTTCGGCCAGGGACAGGGAAATATCGACAAAGCGGCGCTTACCCATGTTGATCGTGTCGTATCCGGCCGCATTGCCGAAGGCCGCGATATCGGCATAGGCTTGGTATGTGGTCGAATAGAAAGCCGAAACGCTTGGCGAGAAACTGGCCATGACACGCGCTGTGGCGGTATCAAGCCATTCCGCCATGGGTTTCCAGGCGTTCATCTCAACATCCGGTGTTTCAACACCACCCCAACGCATCGCGGGGTTCGTGATCGAACTGTAGATCCCGGCGGCAAAACTACCATGCGCCATGATCGGTTCCGACGACAGCGGTTTTTCCTGCCGTTTGGATTTGATGTCAGATGAAAAATTCCCGCGCTGGGGGCGGATCAGGCGGGCGATATCCTCCCAATCCCCTTCGTGCTGGGCACGGATGGTTTTCAACTCGCCCCACCGCTGGATCGCGGCCTTGGCCATTTCATGGTTTGAATATTTGGCGCTGTCCTGGGTCATGCCGGTTTCCCCATCTGGTTGGTGCTGGCCGTGGAGCGGGGGATACCCATTTGGCCGGTCAGCACATTGGCCGCCGCCCCTGCCCGGCGCTGGCGCAGGCGGGCCTCGATATCGGCCTGCTGCATGGCCTCGGAATTATCCATCGCGGCGATTTTCGTGGCGGCGACAGAGGGTGTTTTGACAAGACACATCTTTGTTTTCCTTTCGATGTTCAGACGGTTTGGCGAACCCAGGCGAATTGACGAAAGATTGCGGGCGCATTTGCACCCCCGAAACCGGGCATATCAGCCTCGTGATGAAAGCTGCACAGTTTCAGGAACTGCGCAGCAGTCGGGTGATCTGACCAGCACCGCGCCTCGATCCGGCGAATACCGGCCTCAGCACAGAAACCGGGCATATCCCGGCGGATTTGAGCAGCGGCGCAGGCGATCTGTCGGCGAAACCGGGTGTGGTTCCGTGCCAGAAAGGCCGCCTGCGCCACACCCGCCTGGCCGGTGTTCCCCAGCGCCAGAACCGCGAACGGCTCCATCCGCCGGGCATCGACCAACACCACGGACAGCACCCGCGCCGCGTTAATCGCCCGCCAATCGGCGAAAAGCTCCAGATGCGTGGCGTGATATCCTCGCACCGCGTTGGCCTCCAGCTGATCGGCGGGGTCCAGCGCCTTCAGCACGGCCATGGCCGCATGATCGCTGTAGGGCTGGATTTGGATTGGGTCTATCCGTGGCATGGCGTCCTCCGGCTCAGGCGGCGCGCAGCAGGGCGCGGCGGGCGGCGTTTTGCCAGTTGGTCAGCACCTCGCGTTCACTGATCCGGGATTTGCCCGTGATGCCGGCGATTTCCAGAATATACAGGCCATCCTTGTGCGAGCCGCTAGCCCCGTGCACCTTGGACAGGTATTCCAGCATATCTTTCATCGGGCGGCTGTCGCCATTCATGGCGTCCAGAACTTTCTGGACCTTCTCGGTGTCGATCGCTTCGGCGGCGTCGATGGCGGACTTTTGGGCCGCATCGAGCGCCCCCCCTTTCTCGGGATCGGACTTGGCGGCAGCGGTATCCTTTGCAGCCTTTTCCGCCGCATCTTTCGCAGCCTTATCAGATGCAACCTTGGCGGCAAGCGCATCGGTCTGGTCGGCAACATTGCCTTTGGTGGTGCCATTCATCAGTTCAGTCTCCGTAAGGGTTGGTGATGTCCCAACCTGATTTCAGGCCGCCGGTATCCCCCGACAGGGGCGGCCCTCCGTTGTGGCCCATCTGGGCACGCTTGTCGGTGTCGGGCATTCGTTTGGCATAGGGGCTGGTCCCATCCGCCTGGTGTTCGCTCAGCAGCAGGTATTGCAGCGCGTCATGCACGTTGGCTTCGGTGAAGGACTTGTCCGGCACCTTGCGCTTGGGGATGCAGGGGCTGATCCATCAATCCCCCTCCCAGCCGATCGGCATGGTGAAACCAGCCGCGTTCCGATGCCCGCCGCCGCCATACCGCTGCGCGATCTCGGCAACATCCAGCCCACCTTCACCGCGAGACCGCAGCGAAAACGCGCGCCCCTTGGGGCCGTCGAAGTAGGTGGCCGCAAAAGGCGCATCCTCAGCCAACCGCCCGGCAGCCTCGGAGGCAAAGCAATAGGGCAAGTTGGCCACTGGGACGCAATGCCCACCGATGATCATTTCACGCGTCGTGATGGGCAACATCTGGCGGATATCAAGATCCTGCTTGCGAAGGATCGCAGCGCCTTCACGCACCAATTGCGCGCCCGAAAAATCGCGTTGCAGATCAACATTCAGGTCATGCCAAATCGTGAAGTTCATCTCGTAGGACTGGATGACCGCATTGATTTCCCGAGAATGCGGCAACTCCCATCGCCACAGATCCCGATCCGCCACATAGTCCACGATGCCAGGCCGTGCGCCTAAACAGAAATAGTCCCATGCCATCTGCGCGCCGGAACGGCACATGTCGAACAGAACCGCCGGATTGCCTGCCTGTGCTTTGTGATCTCGCCACCTCCCAGCTGGTCTAGGCAGCCCCTGAAGATCAGCCTCAGCGGTTTTATGATGATCCAGCACCAGAATTGACCGCGCGGTTTGCGCCATGCGCTCCAGCACCGGACGTTTATAACTGAAATCGACAATGATCACATCTGCGTCAGTCACGTCCGGCGGCTCACTCCCATAGCTGGCGGGAATAAAGTCAACCCCTTTGCAGATAGCCAAATTGACCACCCAAGCAGCGGTGAAACCATCTGCGCAATTGGCATGGTAAATGCAAATCGTCCGGCTCATCAGCCCACCTCCACGATCAGCCAATCCTCGGCCAGCATATCGGTCTGACTGGCCAGCCAGGGCACCACTTTGCCTTCTGCGTCCTTCATGTCGATATGCGGACGATAGGTGACTTCGGCTCCCTCGCCCATGATCGACAACAGCGGCTCACGGTTCACGATGAAGTTGCTGCCCGCAACCAGGAACAGAAACATCCCCTTCCCGTTCCAGCCCGCGCGCGCCACGCGCTTACCCTCTTTCAGCGCCTCAAGCGCCTGTCCGAAATTCATGATCTCTCTCCTTTGCTTTCTCTGGTTCAGTCCATCAGGGGCTTGCCCTGCCCGATCTTGATGGGTTCAGGCCGCGCCCATTCAGGCAGCTTCACGATGACGGAACTGGGGGATTTGCCCCCCCCCAGGACAGGCATGGCCTCCGCCGGACGCTTGCCCGAGGCAACCGCCATCCAGGGGGCCAATTTCAGGTAAACACTGCCCTTCATGCCGGCACTCAGCGGCAGGCATTCGGGACTATCGGCCTCTTCCAGCTCAAGAACCAGAATGTGGGTCTTGCCGGCATCGCTGTTCAGGACAATCTTCACCGCATCCCGATCAGGCTGCAAAGCCCCGCCAAAATGGGTGGTCTGGGCCGCTTCGGACAGGCCAAGGCGCAAATATTGCCCCGCCTTGCTCTCAACCAATGACAGCGTGATCCCCGAAGAGGAACTGCTGGGTTGTGTGAAAATCTTAGGTGCGAACTGAGGCATTGCCCGCGTCTCCTTTGTTGTTGTGAAGGTTCTTTTCGGTCTGCCAGCCGACAAACCGTTCCTGCGCCAGAGCGAAACGCCAGAACACAAGTTTGCTCAGCGCCGCGCGCATATCCCAATCCAGCCGCACCCCGATCGGCTCCTCCGGCGGGTGCAAAATCAGTGCCTCGGCACAGTCCACGACGGGCCCCATGAAGTGGTGATCTTTCGAGCAATAGGGCAGCACCTCGCGGATCTCGCGCCGGATCATCCCCATTCGCTCGTCATGCTTTTCGTCACGAATAGGGACCACGCAAAAGAGCAGCGCATTGATCAGCAGCTGATCAGGCAGCGGCAGCGGACCGGACGGAGGATGACCATCAGCCATAAATGTCCCTCCGGTTCAAATGAGGCACTTCCGGCACGTTCAAAGCATCAATGAAGGTCAGCAAATCGTGTCCCAGCCGTGCACGGGACTGGTGATCCACCGCCGAACGCAACTGGCTCAAAAAGGTGGTAACGGCCCGCTTCAACGGCCCATCGCCCAGCTGGTCGGCCATTCGCTTAAGTTTTTCCAACTCGGCGCGCTGCACCATGTCGGCCTTGGCGGACATGGCGACAGCAAAAGCCTGAAAACGGACAGAAAGATCGCATTCACGCTGCATATCCCTCTCCGAAATCAAAACGCGGGGCGGCCCCATCACGCACGCAACCTGGCAAACATGCATGACAGGACCGGCCCACAGCATCCGCCCACACGCCACCCAAGAAGAGGAGGAAGCGGCGCCCAGACAGAATGGACAAAAAGATGAGGCAGGACGCGCGAACATGAAACGCGCCACTGACCGAACTCGAATAAAAAGACGCGAGGTGGCAAGCCCTTCGGCCACCCCGCGCCAGTCGCACCGCGCGAAACAGGTTTCTCCGGCTCCGAAGGTCTCCGCGCGGCGATGCCTCGCCTGAATGGGTACAGACAAGGAGTTTCATTCTGCTGCCACCTGCTGACCCACATCGCGCTCGGCCACCAGCGCCTCGATCTCTTCGCGCGGGGCACCCCAGATCAGGTGACCGGGCGTCAACGGGATACGATTTGCGGCAGCATGGGCCAGCAACCGGCGGTTCACACGCGGCGGCATATCGCCAGCTTCACGCCAGGCCGATTTGCGCCGCCAAAGATATGCCGCTTTCTCATTCAAACCGGCAAGCTGGCTCAGGACCGGCAAGGGGCCGATCAACAACTCGCATACTTGAAGTGGTGTCAGGTGCGTACTCATGACCCAACATGTAGACCCGCACCACAATCCCTTGCAATACTTTTTTTGTATTTTTTACTCGTTATTTTGTAGTGCGAAGTACCTACCTAACGAGCATGGATGACAAGTGGTTCAAGAGACAGCAGAAAATCGCGGGGAAAACCGCTGACGACATTGGGCGCGACGACCACGCCACGCTCATTGGCCGGGAAGAGCACGCCGACTGA